CGAAGTGGAATTCTTTCATCTCAAATATAGTATCGATGATTGCTTTCTTATATATGTCTATTGATCCTAAGCTAATGTCTATATGACCACTCATGATTTCATTGAGATTGCCGTTCATGTAAATATCTATTCCTCCGTTGTAATTAACAATGATTTTGTCTACGAGTAATTTTAATTGCTTTACAGTAAGCGTATCACTTGTAATAATTTCATCAAATAATAACAATGCTTTATTTAGTCCATCTTTAACTTCTTTACTAGAGCTAGAAATACTTTGTTGTTCATCGATTTGAGTTTTTAAAGATTGGATATAATTTGATTTATCATTTATTGCTTGTTGATAAGTTTCTTCAAGTATATCTTTCATTGCAGGATTTTTTATGATGTCTTTTACTTTTTGCTCCATAAGCATTTTTAATTCATTTGTATTTTTATCTAATTCTTTTTGCAGGGCATCTATGGAGTTAATAGCATTGACATCACATACTTGTTTTAATTCTTTTTGAATAATGCTATCTAAATTCTCAATTGCTCCTTTTAAACTATGCCTACACTGTCTGAGATATACTTTAACAAATTCAATTAATTCATCTTCATATATTCGATTATGATTACAATAATTTGCGCCGTAAGAATTATATGTGGAGCATACATAATATCTTCTTTTACAAACGCCGCTTCTTGGAGTTAGAGGTTTGCCACAATCTCCGCAGAATATTAACCCAGTAAAGATATTAATATGTTTTCTCATTCCTTTATGATGTTTGGTTGCTCTTTCTTCTTTAATTCTTTGTGCAAGATAGAATGTTTCTTTATCTATAATTGCTTCATGATGATTTTCAAATACTATATGTTCACTTTTATCTCTTTTGACGTTCTTTCCGTGAATTCCTAACACTTGCATCTTTCTTTGTACTAGTGTACCTATGTAGAATTCGTTACTGATGATTCTTTTTATATGTGTTGAAGACCATAACGCGGCGGTAGTTCTCTTACTTGGATCTAGTCCACTTTCCTCTCTGATTCTTTCCAGTGCTTGTGTTGGGGTAGGAATTCCTTCATCATTAAGTATTCTTGCTATGTTCATTCCACCATAGCCATTGACGTATAAATCAAATATTTTTTTAATATATGTACTTGTAATAGGGTCTACTTCGAAGGCATGCTTTTTACCATATATTCTTCTATACCCATAAGGCACATTACTGATCCACTTACCCTCTTTTTGTTTTGAATGTATAACTGCACGAACCTTTTTACTGGTATCTTTAACGAGCTTTTCATTTGCCCAGGTTGTGATACCAAGCATTGAATCATCATCTGTTAGGTTGTTGTAATTATCGCCTATACTAATTAATTCAACTTGTTTTTGAATTAAGTCTTCATTGAATAACTGCACTCTGGCACTATGTCTTGCCAATCTAGATAAGTCTTTTACGATTATGCCTTCAATTAGTCCATCGTCGATATCTTGTTTTAGTCTATCAAATGCTGGTCGGCTCCAAAGATATCCGCTTATACCATCATCAACGTAAAATTCAGTGATTTCATATCCACGTTCGTTGGCGAATTGTAAAATAATTTTTCTTTGATTTGCTATTGACATAGATTCAAAATTACAATTATCATCTTCACTTAATCTTAAATATGCAACTCTTTGATTTGACATTGATGTACCTCCTTTGTACTTTGTATGTACCTTAAATGTATTATATCATAATGCATAAAATTTTGTAAATAAAAAAATATCAGACTATTGAGCCTGATACTTGGTTTTAATAAGTTCTTTAATAATTGATATAGTATCTTTGTTGCCGCCTATAAATGTAACTGTTCTATATTCATTATTTGTATTTTGTTGTAGTTTATCTTCTTTTGATTTATGTATGTATATTGTTCTTTTCTCCATATGATCACCTATATAAAAATAGCGGCGATATTTCTATCGTCGCTATTAAGTTGTATATTACTTTCCTGAACTACCAAGTGCTCCAAGACCACGTTCAGAAGGAATAGCCTTTAGATATTCGTATATCAGTTCTTCGACTTCTACCTCTGGTACAGGAATGACTAGCGCCTGTGCAATAGCCTTGGAATACGGATAAACAATCATACACTCGTCAACTTCTTCTTCAGATAATTCAAATGGTCCAAAGATGAGGTGATCTGGCTTACACATGAGTGCTGCGGTGTCCATCTTGTCAAGTTTAGAAATTACTACATCGCATTCTGTAGTATTAGTCAACCCGACAAACCACTCATTTCGATACCCACTGTCTAGAACTCCACAACGGAGAGCAATACCCTTTGATCCAGTGCTACCACGCTCTCTAAGCAGGAACCCATATTCGGGATCACAACTACTTGCAATGCCAGTCGGAATTAGCTTGGTTTCATGAGGCATGATAACAATATAATCTTCATCAAAACAGGCATAGATATCAAATCCCATATCTTCTTCGCGCTTGCTAGGAATAATTGCATTAGGTTTTACTTTAGCAAATTTAACGTTAGCTTTCATATATGCCTCCAATTAAAATAGAAAGTGATTTATTATGTCGCCCAGAGTTGGAATATCAATGTTAGTATTCTTAATTGTATAAGCACCATAATCATGCATGTATTTCTTAAATAGATCATTGGCATGCTCATATGCCTGAGATACTTCCTCGTAACGAGCTATCTGTTCTTCCTTCATCTTGGCTTCTACCGCCCTTTTGGTTTCCTCTTCCTGCTTCTTTAGACATGCTGCTTCGCAATGCATACGCTCTGTAATAGAATCATAAATCTTGTCGCATATAGCGCACTTATACTGGGGCTTAGTGTACATCTTGTTTTCCATAATTCTTTACTCCTTTTACATTAATTTTGTATTGTTAGTCGTTGATAATACGGTAGAGACCGCAATGACATTCTCCGGGCTCTCCTCTATCAATTTGTTCTCTAAACTCTTTGCAGATACACTTATTATCATCGTTAAAAGAAATTACACAGGCGCAATGGCCATTATTCTCTTTAATCTTGGCACGAATTTCTGCTACGAGTTCTTTGTCGGGGTTTGTAACTACTTTCATGATTCACTCACTACCTTTGCATATTGATTGTCACTGGCAAGCTTAATTCCCAAGGTCTGATCATAATGTGGTTGTTGGTTTGGGATATATCGTCCAAACTTTACTATGATTGGGCCGTAATACTTTAGCCATTCTAACTTATCTTGAATTTCTTCTTCTCTATAACCAGTGTAAATTACAACTTCGTCTGGACTCCAGTACCTGAAATTTAGCAGGAAACACTGTAGGTCATCCCAACTATCCATAGGCTCTAATCCACCACACACTACAGCTTTAGTAATTGGATTATCCATATATCTTTCAATTAGTGAATTGACATGGATGTTAATATCGGGGGCTTGTGCGAGAGCACTGTTTTGACAACAATGCTCGCCGCACTCCTTTTCGCATTTCCATGTACAAGATGGAAATCCTATCACCATAGCTGGTTTTTTATAGCTTGTAAAATCTTCGTCTCGAATTTCTTTCACAATCATATTAATCACCAATTATAGAAGTTTCACCATACATCTGCGCAGTATCATACCACTCTCTAGCAGAGAACTCCTTAAACCTTTCTTTACTATAAGATCTAGAAGGTGTTAAGAAACCAACAACTCTTTGATATGTATCGCAAGCGGGTTTACCACACTCAGGACAAATCTCAGCGTCTACAAATCCATGATGATTTTCACATACATTAATTTTAGTGTTGTAGCAGAAATAGATAACGCCCTGGCTTGCAATGTAGTTGAGCATTTCCCAAGCCATATCTGCATTCGGGAAGTTATTGTCGATATTAATATGCGCTATAGCTCCACCTGAACACTTATTATCCAAGATGGCACTCGTTCTAATCTTTTCATTAATAGTACATTTTTCAGTGAGAGGGATCCACTGATTACTGTAAATGAAATTGTCGTGTACATCGAAAAGAATATTATCTTTAGCACAAAGCTTTACTGCTGCTTGTTCTGCCAATTCTGTTACTTTTTTGACCAACTTATTTCTTACCATTTTGCTTTAATAGCATCTGGCCCTTTATTGAACCTGATATTAAATTGCTCAATAATATCAGGATTGTTTCGTAAAGATGTTTTATAGTTTTCGGTTTTAAAACCAATATCTGTATCATATAAAATTTTATATTCCAAATGATGTTCTTGACAGTATTTTTTTGCTGCTATAACTTCTGCTTCGAATCTTTCTGGATTGGTATAATTTAAATGATCAGATGGTTTAATTTCAATTAAATATTTGTCGTTTACTAATGCATCTGGAGTATAATGACTGCTTTTTGATAATTTAATTTGAAAAGGTTCTACATCATAGCATTCAACTGCATCGTTTTGCTCGAATAGTATAAAATAATTTAATTCTAACAAACTTCTAAAATAAACGTCTTTTTGTCCTTTAATGGAAAACATATAACCTTGTATTCCTCTGCCCATTTTAGCGTTTTTATAACACCCTCTGGCCCATGCATCTGAAAACTTTTTTGGATCATTCCAAATTTCTCCTGATGCATATTTTGTAATCAACGTATTTGATATTTTTTGTCTGATTTCTGGCGTTCTTTCATAGCCTACGGGCGTTATCCCTTTATGGGACGCGCTTAAGTGCTGCACTCTTTCGTCCGAAAACGTTTGTCCAAAGGATGAATTTCTGCGCCCATAACTTTTACTAGTTTGAGGATTTAAATTATTTATAATTGAATTCATTTGATGATATGAATAATCATATAACGTTGCAATTTCTCCAATGCATAATTGATATTCATCATACAATATTAAAACATATTGTAAATCTTTTTGAATTACACCATTAATAATTTGCATATCATCAATAACCAATAACGGTTTCTTGTAGTGTTGAATTATGATTTTATTTCCTGTAATTTCCACCTCTCCAAATATTTTTCCTGAAGAGTTTTTACAAAACACAAAATCACTTCTTTATTTATCATTTGTTAGTGAGCAATTAATAAGTTGGCGAAGATGGTTCTTCCAGGAGTGTCTTTACACTCGACCATCTTTCTCACGTTTCATTATAAGATTATATCGTGAGTTCAGACTTTCGCATCTCTGTATAATACCTGCAGAGTTCTACCATTAAGTCGTTCACGCTGCCATTACGCTTGCGCCTTGTTGTCCATCTCTGGAGTTTCAAGTCAATTAGGTAAAATTTTCTTAAAGTAGTTTATGGATTATGCTACTTTGTGCCCACACATTTTAGGCACCGACTCAATGTTGAAAGAATATTCATCAGTAAAGCTATCTTTAGTTTCATTGAGAACATTAAAGATCTTTTCTGCAAATTCCATACCTTCTTCGGTATAGAACTTATTACCAAACTCGTCAGTATGGACATATCCGAACTTTTCAATGGTTTCGTAAAGTCCGAGAATTCCAACCGTGCAATATTGCTTGTCAATTTCAATACCGCCATCACAATAATTTGGCAGAAGATTCTTTTCTACGTTCCTCTGAATGATGTGTCTCACTCTATCAAGTACCTTGCAGCACAGATTAGTTCTTTTCTTAAGAAGACTCAGATACTTCTTTTCTGTCAGCTCTTCGCCTAGTTCGTAGAAAATGTGTACCAGATTGATTGTATTAACCTTAACGGAACCAATACTAAGAGCGGTGCCTCCAATAGAGTTAATGAAACCACTAAGCTTAGAGGTGTCTGAAAGGAGTCTACAACAATTACTTAGTGTAGTTACGTCGCTGCTTACAAAGAAATTAGAGTCGTTCCACTTACAGTTGTGGTCTGAGCACCATCTTGCAAATTCTTCATCGACAAACTTGCCGTTTTTATATAGCAAAGAATAAGTCAAGACCGGGAAGGTAAACATATTTTCCTGTCTAATAGCAGAAACAACTTCCATGAATATCTTCTGATGTTTAATAAATTCATCCACATAATCAATAGCAAATGTGCCGTCAGGGAATTCAAGTCCTCCAAAAAGTGCTTCATAATATTCCCTGTCAAAGATTGAAACATTGACGAAAGCGCTCTGATCTATTCTCATAAAGGGCTGATTAAGTCTATAAATTAGTTTCTGGAATGACTGTCTCGCATAATAGTCTGGATTATTGATGATATAACCTGTTTCACAATCTTTCTTCCAGAAATAATAAGTCCATACGAGAATATTAGGAATTCCAACTGCGCCTGAAGACCTGTTGCTCATGAAGCTAATAAACTCAATTACATCATCTACAAATGTAGTAAGATGCTTAGGAGGCTGAGAATTATAATTTTTCAAAAAGAATAAGCCTTCTGTCGCAAGCCTAGTAAGATCATACGCATAACAGTATGGAACATATGTAGTGGATGGAAAATCATGAAGATAAAATCCTCCAGTATATTCTGTTTCCAACCATTCTTTTGCGGTCTTTAGTCCATATTCTTTTTTGAGTTCGTAAAAAATCTTATTTGCTGCAATAACCTTATCTATTGCCTTGCCCTTTTCAGTTCTAAAAGATGCAATATCTTTATTAGAAGCATTTGCATTTGCATCAATAGTAACGTCTGCTACATTCTTATCGACAAAAGCATCAATAAAATCTGAAAAATTCATCTGAGATTCGTGAATACCATTTAGTATTTCAAGGTCTTCACCATATTTATCCTTTAATGCATTTAAGGCTCTTTCGAAATCCTTATTAAATTTTAATGTTATGTCCATATTTACTGCTCTCCAATCCATTCAACTGCTTCTTTAAAATCATAAACTACTCCATCGACCTCAAGCTTAGGAACGGTAACAAAACCCTTTTCCTGCATCAGCTCAACGTCGTTATTTTCCTCATAGTTAATGCCTTTCTGTTTCAGTTTGGATTCGAGTACGCGGCATTTAGGACAGTGTGTACTATATAGAACGATCTCCAATATCAATCACCTCCTGCTTATTTAGTAAAACAATCCAAAATTATTTCAAGTACTTCCTCTGTTGCTCCTTCGGCATTGACATTGAATAGCTTCACGTCCTTCTTAAAACGAGAATAATACTTGGTCAATATTTCAAGCTGGTCATACCAATCAACCTGTTCATCTTGTAGCAATCTTTTAATAATCGCCATGTCGCTATCACCACGTTCTATCATGCGAAGGATGCGTGTGCGTACACTGGCATTAAAATAAATAATATAAATAGACCTTGTTGAATTATATCTCTTGAGTAATGTTTCTACTCCTGGGATGTCTACCACATACAAAGTGCATTCATCAAGCTGAGCGCTAGTTGTGCCATATCTGTTCCCGTCGTATTCGGTATAAGCCACAAGTTCTCCGAGATTATCAAATTCAGATTCTTCGATAAAGATATGGCCACGCTCACCATCGTATCGAGGTTTTCTTGTTGTGTAAGACTCTACAGACTTGTGACCATATACTTTTTCTAAAAGATTCGCAATGGTACTTTTACCTGAAGCGCTTTTACCTACAAATAAGAATAAGGGATTCATCTGGACACCTCAATTCTTGATTTTCAATAGAAGATCTCTGGTGATAAATCCAAGGCTTGCAGTCTCTATTTCATCTGTTATCTTTTCAATGCAAGTCTTAACTTCAGGATTGGCGGTGCCATTTATGTTGCGTTCTTTAAAAATATGGGCATACTCTGTAAGATTGACCTTAAAAGTGAAATTAGACGGAATAGAAAGCATATAAAGACCACGCTTAACATCCTTGTTGTTTTCCATACCTTTTAGAATGTAGCCATTTACTCCGCGAATGTAAGTATTTTCTCCGCATTCAATTTCGGACGGAAGTTCAATGCCGAGATACTCAAGCGCTTCATCAGTGGGAATAATTTTGTCCTGATAATATTCAGACATCTCTCCATCTGAGAAATCCGCCAGTCTAGTAGAGGAACGAATAATACGGTTTTCCATACGCTTTGCGTGGGAATCAAGATCGTCCTGGCCTCCCCTATGTAGACCGTATACACTAATACTGAAATCTAGGAATCTGCTCATTGTAATATGCTTAGGACACCACTTAAAAAGAGTATTCAGCCAACCCTGCAGCTTCTCAGTCGTATAAAGTAGAGCGCCTACCGGGCCATGTTCGGGATTAGTGTTGATGCAGTTTGCTACTTCATTTCTAATGTCCATCTCAAGATCACGATTTAATGTGCGCTTAGATAGAAACATAGAGATAATTGCATCGTCCCAACCATCAATTCTATTTAGATATATCTCCATACATTTCCTCCATTAAATTAGCTTTGCAAGTTTTTCTGCAAGAATACGTTTTGCATTTGCTTCAATAACATCTCCAATGGTTTTTTCTGTCTTTGCATTTACATATTCGTGCAATGACATGCCGCAAATTTTATGTTCATTACCCCAACGGCCACCACGAACAATATTGTCAATTTTGGCATCTATGATCCTTTTAATTGAATCATCGAGATTCTTTAGAATAGCTTTTTCAACATAAGCATCCATGGCGATCTTGACTTTTTCTTCAAGCTCTTCATTTTCAAAACTAACATTCAAAATCATTTTAGGATTATTTCTGTTCATGAATTTCCTCCATTAATTTTGTACTGTTTCCTTAGAATCTTTTTCGTCCTGCTTTAGAGCCTTGCTACAGAATTCCTCAACCTTCTTAAAGATTCTTTCATACTCACGATGGCTGCAATTAGGTTTATGCCAACCAGAAATCATCTTCATAATAGTCAGACATGCTGTGCGATAACCAAGAATCATTGCTTGGCCGCGCTCCTTGGTAAGAAAATCGCCCATAGCCTTTTTAAGTTCTTCATGACTCATTTCTGTCGTATCAACTTCGGCAACGGCTTCATCGATTTCTACATTCTTGTTTTCTTCCATGTTGTCATCTCCTTTCTTATATCGGTATTAATATTATACCACATTAATTTTGTATTGTCAAGACTACTTGCGCAGTTTACCGCCCTTCATTGTTACTTTGGTCTTATTAAAATCCTTCAACATATCTTCAAACGGCTTATTGGCAGTAGAATGCTGGTTTGTTATAGTAAGATCACTTCTCTGTCTCGGCTGATAAGTTCTATTTTCCTGAGTAGTGCGCAGCTTTACAGAATTGCCCTGGAGAGACTGGATCTTACTCTTGAATGCCTGTCCCTGCTGACTAGTAAGATAATCATACATGTCTTTAAGCAGTTCATTTTCTTCTTTGGCCGTCCTCCTACGAATACGGGTTTCTCGAATAGCCTTATATACAAGATACCCTTGATACATATCTGTCGGAGAACTTAGCTCCGCTTCATGATAGAGGTCATTAAGCTCAGCTTCGGTCTGTTTAATAATTTCAAGATTCCTCTCATAGTTTTTGACAACATCTTGAAAAATTGTAATGATTGTGCTACTATAATTATTTACAATATTTGCCATCCTTTTGTTCCTTTCAATTATTCACCATTTGCAATTATCCATGTCATCAACAAAAAACCAGATAATATGCCAATGGATAGTCCATTTAATAGATTATCCATATGTATCACCTCCACAAACATTAATTTTGTATTGTTATTATAACACATTTTAACATTTTGTCAAGTATAAAAGAGCGTATAGTTTACGCTATACACTCTTTTAACATTTTATTCAGCTAGACTTTCTTCCAGATCATATAAGGCCATAACATCATTATTCCAAACGGCTGATATTACATAGTCGTAAAAATCTTCATCGTCACAATGTTCTAGTAGATTCAAAAGCAACACTGCGGTATTAATGATTTTTTCCTTCAGTTCCATAATCTCACCTCTTATTATCAACCCAACATAACAGTCCGGTAAAAAATAGAATAAAAACACCAATTGCCACCAGAGTCTCCATCTTCAACCCTCCTTACTCTGAAATCAATACACAGTCATCGCTATGCACAAGATAAGTTGTTCCGTCTATTTTAATCTGTATCTGATCGCCGTCTTCATAGTCTCTCCAGCTCTGAACTTTGCCTTCGACAATAGTTCCATTGGGTAGACTTATAATTGCGCGATCAAAAGTGTATGTAGTATCAAACACGGTACGGTTGCCACAGCCAACAAGCATCAGAGTTACCAGAATGAGCACAACAACAAGTGCAAAAATCTTCTTCATATTTATATCCTCCATTAATTTTGTATTGTTATAATATCAAATATTTTCCAGTATGTCAAGTTAAGTTTCACTACACAGTTTTAAGAATTCGTCTTCTGTAATGATCGGGACGTTTAGTTCAACAGCCTTCTTATATTTAGAAGATCCACTCTGTTCATTTGTAATTAAGAAATCTGTTTTCTTAGATACAGACCCAACTGCTTTTGCGCCAAGAGATACTATTTTTTCGTTAATAGAATCTCTGGTGAAATGATTGAGTTTTCCAGTGACGCATAGAGATTTGCCATTAAACGGATTATCGCTAATACTCTTCTTTTCAGGAACTATAAAAGTCATCTCGTCAGCAAGCTTGAGAAGATCTGAGTAGTTATATTCTAAATAATTATCAAGATTATCAGCCATAGTTTCACCAAAGTCATCCAGTGTATTCCACAGGAACCCATGAGAATATGCATCCATCCAATCGTGGAAATTACTATTAAACTTCTGAGAGATGGTCTTGGCGGCAGAAAGGCCAATATTGGGGATTCCAAGTGCGGCAATAAAGTTCTCTAGCTTCACATTGCGTGATTTTTCAATAGCCAACAATAGTTTTTCAACCGATTTGGCCCCTAGGCCGTCGACTTTGATAAGTTGGTTATGGTAGTTTGAGAGCTTGTAAATATCGTAAAAACTATTGATATAACCAAGGGAAATTAGCTTCTCCAAAGTGGCTTCTGAAAGGCCATCGATGTTCATACACTTGCGACTTACAAAATGAGTAAACTGCGCAATCTTCTTAGCAGCACAATCAGGATTCATGCACATAAGAACCTGACTATTATCAGTATCTTTGATAACTGTTTCCGATCCACAACAAGGACACTTCTTAGGGATTTCTAAAATATTACTTCTAGTTAGATTGTCATCAATTTTGGGAATAACCATGTTGCTGCGATAAACAGTAATCGTATCTCCGATACCAAGTTCAAGCTGTTTAATAATAGATAGATTGTGCAGTGTAGCTCTTGTGGTTAAAGCTCCATCTAAATCAATTTCAGAAAAAATAGCAACTGGCGAAATAATACCCGTCCTTGTGGGATTCCACTCTACATCAAGCAGCGTAGTTTCATATATATTATCCGCCCATTTGAGAGCCATTCTGCAGCCTTCATGATGAGACGTAGAAGCAAGAGACCTAGAATATTCTTTCATACACATCTCAAAAATCAGACCATCAACAGGATAATTATAAGATTCTGGTGTCATTTCTTTTACACAAGCTTCAACTTCTCCCAGACACCTATCTACGGTTTCAAAACCCAGGTAATCTAGATACCCAAGTTCATCCCACTTAGAATCATATTTACCGTCTTCGTCATATAGATCAGATACACATTCAAATACTATATAGGAAAGATTTCTAGCTTTGGTGATATTTGTATCAAGGTTACGAAGGCTCCCTGCGGCCAGGTTACGAGGATGGGAATACTTATCCTCAAGAGTTTCATTAATCTTATTAAAATTATCCCAAGAAACTACACATTCTCCACGAAGTTCTAGATCATAAGTATATGGAATATTCATAGGAAGATTACTAATCATCTTAGCTTGTTCGGTTACATCTTCACCAATAATTCCCGTACCTCTTGTGACGGCCTGTACAA